TTGGCTTATGATGCCGACCTTGTGTTAGCGATTCATAGAGAGCCCAATTCTGATTTGTTTCAAGTTGTGTCTAGAAAAGTTAGAAGAGCAACGCAATTTGGTTTTTATTTAAGATGGAACTTGGAAACAGGCAAATGGGAAGAGGAGTGGGATATCTAATGTCTAAAGTTATTTCGGGGCAAGCAGCCGACATTGAAACAATTAATAAGCTAAGACCTTGGTTGGAAGACGAAGCCAGGGCAAAGTATGGCTATATTGGTAAAACTAAATTAATTACTGATTATGATAAAGATACTCAAACGTATTCATTTTCTTTAGATTTTTATGAATCTTGAAAAAGAAATTAAAGATTTATTTCTAAATCACAATATATATATTAGCTCTAGCACTAGTGATGAAATAAATGTATTTTGTCCATTTCATAAAAATAGCAATAGTGCTGCTATGTATATCAATGTAAGAACCGGTCTTTGGCAATGCTTTAATCCGTCTTGTGCTAAGAAAGGTAATTTTAAACAACTATATTTTGGCATTACTGGAAAATCTTTTGGCAAGAGCACTCTTATAGATGTTACTGCTTTAGAAAAAGAATTAAATAAGTACAAAAATGAGTATGTAGTAGATAATTCTTTAAATATTGATGATATAGCAATAGATTATGAAAAAGATATTGATTTGCTAAATACTTTGATTGAAAGAGGACTTAGTGTAGAAACATTAAAGTATTTTGAAATTGGTTTTTCAAAAGAAAAAGATAGAGTGGTTATCCCTGTTAGGTCTGCAACTTACGAGCTTGTTGGGTTTATAGGTAGAGCAGTTGTTGATACTCAACAGCCGAGGTATCTGTACAATAAAGGTTTTAAGAGAGCAGATTATTTGTTTAATTTGCAGAACGCAAAGCTACACAGTGATGTTATAATAGTAGAAGGCAGTATTGATGCAATGTTTGTTCATCAAGCAGGATTCAGTAATGTCGTATCAAGTCTTGGTGCCGCAATCCCTAAAAGTCAGATAAGTTTGTTAAAGAAATATTTTGACAAAATTATTATTTTTTCTGACAACGATATGGCTGGAGAAGCCATGCGGGATGGTATCATAGAGCAATGCTTAGGAAAGAATATTTCCGTAGCAAAAGTTTCGGAAGGGTTGAAAGATCCTGGCGAAATGAATAAAGAACAAATACAGAATGCGATAAAATTCGCAAATAAAATCATATAGGAGACATTATGTCATTTACATCAATTAAAACATTAAAAGACCTTGAAAAGGCAGTAGGAGATAAAGGAGCAAAGTCAGGAGCAAAGAAATTCTTCACAGTTAACGCTGGGCAATCTTATAGAATTAGATTTCGCCAAGAGTTGACAGAAGATTCTAAGAATTACAATTCTGAAACCGGTACAGGCATCACTGTTCCGGTGGTTACTTCGGTAGTCAATTGGAAATGGAAAGTTGCTTCAACTTCGGGAATGGAAAAGTTCAATTATCGTTGTTGGGCAACTGAGCAATCTGTAGTTGATAAAGCGTGGAGGCCAAAGCCACATCTGCTTATCAATATTGCAGTTGAAATAGAGCCAGGTGTATGGGAGCCAAGAGTGTTGGATACAACATTTAATCAACGCCATATTGGTCTTACATTACTTGAATACGCTAAAGAATTTGGCACAATTACTGACAGATTCTATAAGTATTCTAGAACAGGCACAGGTGCTTCGGACACAAACTATAGTTTGATCCCACTTGAAACATCACCTGAAACTCAAGCAATTAAGGATATGCCATTTCATCAACTTGATTCGGTATACAAGCTTTTGCCATACGAGCAACAGCAAGCATTTTTAACCACAGGCGAAGTTAAAGACAGCTGGTAAAATAATCTAGGGATTCGTCCCTTGGTTCGGGTTATTAGCTCAATGGTTAGAGCAGGGTGCTCATAACGCCTTGGTTGTTGGTTCAATTCCAACATAACCCACTATGAAAAAAAGCATTGTATTAGATTTAGATGGAGTTATTGCTGACATTGATACAGCAATATCTGACTATCTGCATTATGATTGCGGTGTCAATGTTGATTATTCTAAATGGCTTACTACTAATACTAAAGATGAAGAAGCTTTGAAATTATTTTCTAATCCAATTTTTTGGAAAAACATTAAACCATTAGAAGATTCTTGGCATAAATGTAATGAATGGTTTAGTAACAATGTTGACATTTATATTGTCACTGCTAGAAAGCAACAAGCTTCGGTTGCTTCAACTCAAAAATGGCTTGATGAATGGAACATTGGGCACAATAAAGTTTATTTTTCTGATTTTGGAAAAAAGATTGACATCATTAAAGAGATCAATCCAGCGTTTGTGGTTGAAGACAATTTTAACGAAATAAAAGTTTTGCAAAAATCCGGTGTTAAGTGTTATCTTAAAAAGGCGTGGTATAATAAAAAGTATTGGGAAACATTTGATAGTATTGATTCACTATACGACATTAGATTGGATTAAGAAGTGACCGATTTTGTACATTTACATTGTCATTCTGAATACTCATTGCTTGACGGAATGTCAACACCCGATGAGATAGCCAAAATTACCAGCACGAACGGGCAAATTGCTGCCGCCATTACCGATCACGGAACTATGGGAGGCGTACTCAAATTCCAAAATGCTTGCATTAAACACCAAGTTAAACCTTTGTTTGGCATTGAGTCATATTTTGTCCCGTCTGTCAGTACCGATGTAGAGGATAAATCGGAAAGATTTCATTTGATTTTGCTGGCTAAGAATGATGAAGGTTTAAAGAAGTTATTTAAGATAAATGAGATTGCCTGGAATAAGAATTTTTATTATAAGCCAAGAATGGACTTTGACCTTCTGGAAGATTTGGTAGATAACGATGTTGTTGCCCTATCTGGCTGTATGGCAAGCGCTATTTCTAAAGCAATCATGTCTGGTAATACAGCAAGAGCAGAAGAGCTGTCGGAAAGATTTATCAAAATATTTAAAGATGATTTCTACTACGAAGTTCAGGCTTGGAACCCTAAAGAACTTAATGACGGAATTTTTGATTTGGCTAAAACTTTTGGGAGGAAGGTTGTTGGAACAGCAGACTGTCATTTCCCTTCACATAAGGATAAAGGATGTGAAGAGATTTTGTTGATGATATCCCAATATACGGGGTTGTCTCCAGCCGATCAGAGGTATGCGAAAGACCATGCTCATATTGCTAATGATATGTCTTTGGACTTGGTGGCGAAAGTCAATAATATGTATCCTAATAGGTATCTTAGGTTTGATGAGATTAATCCGTATGTGGCTCATGTTGATGAGGTGGCTTCGTGGTTTTGCGATGCTGGGTATGATAGAATTGATATTTTAGAGAATACTTTGGAAGTTGCGGAGAAGTGTACCGCTCGTATACACAAGCATAAGAATTTGCTTCCAAAGTATCTTAAAAATTTGGATTCTGATGAGTATTTGGGTGAGCTTTGTCGGTTTAAGTTGGATGGTTTGGGGTTGGGCCCTGAGTATGGTGTGCGTTTGGCTGAGGAGCTTGGTGTTATTAAGCAGCTTGGTTTTGCCGATTATTTTTTGGTTGTTTGGGATTTGGTTAAGTGGGCTGATAATAATGGTATTGGTCGGGGTACTGGTCGTGGTTCTGTTGGTGGTAGTTTGTTGGCGTTTTTGTTGGAGATTACGGATGTTGATCCGATTAAGTATAATCTTTTGTTTGCGCGTTTTATAAATCCTGAGCGCAATGATTATCCGGATATTGATTTGGATTTTGAGGATAAGCGCCGTGAGGAGGTTCGTGAGTATTTGGCGAAGCGTTGGGGTGAGGATAAGGTTGCGGCGATTTCTATTTATGGTGAGTTTAAGCCGAAGTCTGCTGTTAAGGATGTTGCTCGTGTGTTGCAAGTTCCTTTTGCGGAAATTAATGCGATTACTCCGTATTTTGAGACTATTGATGAGTTGAAGAAGACTGATAAGGGTAAGATTTTTACGAGGAAGTATCCTGAGATTACTAATATTGCTGAGCGTTTGCAAGATCGTATTCGTAATGCTGGGGTTCATGCTGCTGGTATGGTTGTTTCGGCGTTGCCACTTAATGAGGTTTGCCCTGTTGAATCCCGAAAAGATTCTCAAGGTTCTGAGCGAACGATGGTTTCTGCTTTTGATATGGTTGACGCTGAGGCTGTCGGGCTTATTAAAATTGACATTTTGGGTCTAAAGACTGTTTCTGTGATTAAAGATTGCTTAGCGAGCATTCAGAAGCGTTATGGACTTGATGTGAAGCAGGCTTCGTTGGGTCTTGATGATCCTAAGGTGTTTGAGAATTTCAATAACGGTAATACTGTCGGGGTGTTTCAGACTGATGCTGCTGCTTATCGGAATTTGATTGAGCGTATGGGTATCAACAATTTTAATGATTTGGTTGTTTCTAATGCTTTGGTTCGGCCTGGTGCTTTGTTGTCGCAGGGTCAAAGGTATATTGATTGTAAGAAGGGTACAGCTAAGCCTCGTTATCCTAATGAGATTGTTAAACCTATTTTGGAGGAGACTTTCGGTACTGTTATTTTTCAGGAACAGTTGATGCAGATGGCTGTGTTGTTGGCTGATTTTACTTGGTCGGAAGCTGACTCTTTGAGGAAGATTATTGGTAAGAAGAGGGATGCTGCCGGCTTTGATAAATATAAGAGCAAGTTTGTTAACAACAAGTATTTGACTACTGCTCAGTCGGAAAAGATTTGGTCCGAGTTTGAAATGTCGGCTTTGTATATGTTTAACAAATCTCACGCTGTTGCTTACTCTATGATGTCGTATCAAACAATGTGGTTGAAAGTTAACTATCCGTTGGAGTTTTTGTTGGCGTTGTTGTTTAACGAATCCGCTAACGACAAAATTACTGCATACCTTATGGAAGCTCAAAGACTTGGGTTAACTATCTATCCTCCTGATATCAACAAATCAGATGAGTTCTTTTCTATTTCTACACCTGATGAGCCTTTGGGTATTAGGTTTGGGTTAACGAATATCGCAACTTGCGGTACTGCTGCTATCAAGGAGATATTTAACAAAAGACCATTTAATTCTTTTGAAGAGTTCAACAACAAGTGCAGTAAATCTGCTGTTAAAGCACCGTTGAGAGAGAACCTTGACAAAGTTGGGGCTTTTGTTTCTCTTGGGCACATATCTCAATACGATCATGCAAAATATTTTTTACCAATTCTTGGGTTCCCAATTAAAGCTAATGAGCATATAACTGAGATAGATGAATTTGTTGAGAACGCTTCTGATTTTCACGAAATCAATTCGGGTCTAACTTTAATTAAAGCAGTTGTCAGGTCAACGAAGAAAGCCAATAATTATCTTAGAATAGAATTTGAAGACCACTCTGGCTCGTGCACTGTGTTTGGTGAAAGAAATACAGAAGTCGCTCAAAGAGACTACCTTTACATTTTGATTGGTGATAGAACCTTGCATGCTTACTGCGATGTCTATGAAGCAGAGAATTCTAAACTTTGGAATATCATGATGCTAAAGAAAAAAGGTGAAGACCACGAATACTCTTGGCTCTACAAGCATGACATCGGATTTGTTACAGACCCAAAAACTTTGATGTACATTTTTAATATCAGAATATTTACAACATCTAAAGGTAAAGAAATGGCAAGTGTTTATTGTTGGGATGGTAGGCAATTCTTTAAGATAGTAATTTTTGCCAATGTGCTTAAAGGTGTAAAGAGCAGGTTGAAAGAAAATAGTTGGTATGCTGTTCGCCTGTCTCGTATTGAAGATAAAAATTCTTTAACGCGATTAGATTCATATAAGCTTGAATATTCTGATAAAATTATTAGTGTGGAAGAATATATTGAAAAAAAGAATTTAAAAAGAGAACAATTTGTATAATATTAGTTTTAGCGCTAATCAATCTCAGAGCATCCATGAAGGATATGGGTACTCTATTGATTGCCTTTGGGAACATATTGGGTCAAGCGGTTTACCTATTTTTTTTGACAAGATGGTTCCACCGAGTGAGATTGGTATGTTGCAAAAGTCTATCCCCGGATTTGGTTATTTTAAAAAAGTAAATTCAGCGGGTGATATTGTTATTAACATTTCAACGCCAGAAGCCTTTGTCAAATCTAACACATATTCGGTTGGTTTTACTTTTTGGGAAACAAACAAACTCCCAATTGATTGGGTTGAGCAATGTAATGAGATGGATGAAATTTGGACATGTTCCGTAGCCATGAAGGATGTTTTTATAAATTCTGGTGTGATTAAACCAGTACACGAATTTAAATTAGGCGTTGACCCAAAGATTTATTTTCCTAAAAAAAGAACTCCTCACAATAAATTTACATTTATATCAATAGGTTCTCCATCAACTCGTAAAAATTCTCAAATGTCGGTAGATGCTTTTCTAAAATTATTTGAAGGCAACCACGATTACAAATTAATTTACAAATCCAATGGGCCAGGTGATGCACGCTTACATAAAGGAACCAGTAATCAAAGCAGTATCAATTATCATCCTCAAATTGAAGTAATTGATTATCAAGTATCTCATGAAGAACTTGCTGCTATTTACGATAAAGCTGATTGCTTATTGTATCCGACAAGTGGTGAGGGCTGGGGGTTGATACCATTCCAGGCAATAGCCAAAGGTATTCCAACAATTTGCACAAATGTTTTGGCCTGCACAGAATTTGCAGAGATGTCTGTTCCTTTAGATTTTGTTTGGGGAAATAAAAATATGTCTGGACTGTATTCTAACGCTGGGGAGTGGGCTGAACCAAATTTTGATGACCTATGCGACAAGATGTTGTATGTAGTAAATAATTATCAGGAAATTTCTGATAAAACATATAAGAGTGCCGAGTTTATTAATCAAAATATGACTTGGGAATATGTTTCCAAAAAATATATAGATAGAATTAAATTAATTTTGGATCAAACAAAATGAAGTTAACTGTATACATTCCGACATACAGAAGAGAATCACTTGATGCTTGCTTAAGCAGTATTGCATCACAACATAATGACCGTGTTGAGATTATCGTTTCTGACAATGACCAAGACGGATTTGCGCGGGATATAGTTTATAAATATAAAGATTATGTGTCTGAGTATTCAATTAGAAAACAAAATATTGGCTGTGATGGAAATTGTTTATATGGAATTACAGCTGGTGATGGAGAATATGTATGGGTTGTAGGTGATGATGACATTATTCTACCAGGGGCTATAAATACTATTTTATCAATGCTTGATGGCACAGATCGCATAATGCAATTTGCACCATATTCTGGTGAAGTAACACCTGGGTTTTCTGGTACAATGTCTGGGTTGATAACTACACTTAATGATAAATCATTTTTAATTGCTGCGACATTGGCAAGTATGAATGTGTGGAGAAGGGATGTTATGGACTTTAGAACAGGAGTAAAGCACTTGGATTCTAGAAATGTTTTGGCTTGGGCTGGCCTCAATTGCAAGACAGTTAGTATTCCTAGTTCTCCAACAGTTTTAGTGAATGACACTAATCTGTTTGAATTTAAGGATTTTGATCGGGTTATGTTTGAATACTCAGATGCATTAGCTGATGCTAACGGTGTTGAGAGATTTACTTTTTATAATGCTAACAAATGGAATTTTGTCAGCGCCTCGTTGGATGCAAAATGATTACTTCCACAGGCGGTACATTTGATTTGTTTCATTCTGGTCATTTCACTGGAGGTAAGATGATTGTATATACGGGTGGTACATTTGATTTATTTCATTCTGGTCATTCAAGATTGCTGGAGAGGTGCAAAAAGGCAGTTGGCAACAATGGATATTTAGTCGTTTCTGTTAACACAGATGAGTTTTGCTCTCAATACAAAGAGACTCCAATTTGCAGCCTAGCTGAAAGAATGGAAGTTGTTTCTTCTTGCAAATGGGTGGACAAAGTAATTGTAAATTCGGGCGGTGCTGACTCTAAGCCTGCTATCATAGAGGCGAAAGCTAATCTTGTAATTGTTGGTTCTGACTGGCAAAGTAAAGATTATTATAAACAAATGGGATTCACCCAAGAATGGCTTGACGAGCGTAATATCGGGGTGATGTTTATCCCTTATACAGAAGATATCTCAACAACAATTATTAAATCAAGAATACTAAACAGAACGTTTCAATAAAGGAGGAATGTGTTAATAGTAGATAAACGAAAAGGCGATACAATGCCTATTCACGAAGTTATTCCGACCCCAAGTGTTGGCTTGAACAGAGCCTTGAATGGTGGTTTGAATTCTGGGGCAACTCATTTATTCTGGGGCACTCCGTCTGTTGGTAAAACAACAATGTGTTTTAGAATTATTGCTGAGGCTCAAAGGATGGGGTACCGGCCAGTAATTGTGGATTCTGAATCATCTTACAATGATGAGTACGCAAAGAAATGCGGAATAAACATTGATGATGTTGTAATTGTTCAATCAACTGTTGTTGAGGACATTATGAAAAATATTATTGGGTATCTAAGTGATGATAAAGAAAAACATATTTTCTTGTTTGATTCGTTGTCTAATATTGTTAAGGAAGAATTTTATGACAAACCGGAAAGCGGTAAAGCAATGGGTTTGTCGGCTAGGTCACAAGGCTATTTTTTGCAGAAGTTAGTAAACTATCTTCATAAAGAACGAAACATCATGTTGTTTGTCGCTCACCAAACTGTTGATCTTAGCGGGATGTATGCTATTACTAAAGCCAAAATGGGCAATACTGTTCACCACAACATGTCTAACATTGTCAAATTATTCTTGTCTATGTCTAAAAGTGAAATGGAACGAGAAGATAATAATATGATCACAAGTCAGAAGGCAACTTGGACAGTTGAAAAGACAAAACAATGTCCTACTATCGGCAGCACAGGCTATTACTATGTTCTTCCTCAGATGGGTCAGATTGATACAAAGAGAGAGTTGATTGATATTGCTATTGATATGGATATTATTCAGCGCAAAGGTGCTTGGTATACCTACAAAGAAAGTAAATGGAATGGTTTATCAAGTATTGAACTCTCCAATAAAGAAGTTGTAGAGCTGGAAAAAGCAATCAAGGGATGAAAAGAACAGAAAAGGAAGAGATAAAAAAAGATAAAGCCAAGGCTGTCAAAAATTCTGGTCGTGGACTTAAGAAAGGTGATGCTTCTTTGAATAAGTTTTTAGTTGATTATAAACATAATGGGAAAAGTTTTACTTTAAATCTAAAAAATTGGAAGAAGATGAGAAAAGATGCTTGGCTTTCTAATTATAAATATCCTTGCATTTCTGTTGTATTAGGAGAGGATTCGGAGTCTAAGGTTGCTATCATAGATTGGGATGTCTTTAGAGAATTAGTAGAAGGAACAGACTATGAGTAAGTTACAGAATTATAAGTTTTTTTGTGATAAGCTGTCTTCTTGGAGAGCTTTTGGGGTAAGTTTTAATTGGGATGATGGCCATTATGTCGGGATATATCTTTTTAAGATATTTGTCGGAATTCATAAGCCGCATATCAAGCAAGCAATGGTCAAAACAGAAGATTTAAGAAAGGATTTGTAAATGGCTGATATTATTGTAAGTAAAGAAATAATTACATCAATGATGGGGGATAAGGCAGGAGAATTTCTAGAATGCTTGCGCATTGTAGAGGATATTATTGAAAACCCAGATCAATACCTGGGCATGCAAGCTATTAAGTCAGCAAATACTCTGGCAGCATACCGAACCCTTATGATTGTTAAATCACAAGTTTTTAAAAGAAAATCTGCCGTAATGAATGAGCAAGATAAATTTGTTAATGATATATGGAAAACAATGTACGAAGCTCTAGGAGAAAATATAAACGCATTAAAACTTGCGGGAAAAGGTGGTTATAACCAATGAAATCATTAAAAGCGTTGAGAGTCAAGAAGGAAGAAGTTGTTGAAAACAGTGTTGAAGCAGTCATTTCCGGTAGTGAGCTTGAAATATCTTTAGTTGAGGCTGTAGACGAGCATCTCTCAAAGAGAAACGAAGTTGCCTTTAAGAAGGTGAATGGGTTTCACCCCAGCTATACAAACCAGTGCAAACGGTATTGGTACTACTTGTTTAACGGTGTAAATACCGATGTTGACTTTAGACCGCAAACTTACCGAATATTTGATAACGGTCATGCTGTTCACGACAGACTTTATAATTATTTTAGAGAAATGGGGATTTTGATTAATGAAGAAATTCCTGTGACATACTCATCACCCCCAATTGAGGGGACTGCAGATGGTATAATTAATTGGTATGGTGAAAAACTGATTGAATTAAAATCTATTAGTTCAGAAGGATTTCACTATAGACAAATTTATAAAAAACCAAAAGATGAGCACTATAGGCAAGCTCAGATATATATGGAATGTTTAAATCTTGATAGTGGTTTTGTTATTTATGAAAATAAAAACAATCAAGAATTGTTGCCGATATATATAGAAAAAGATCAGGCTTTTATAGATAAGTTGTTTAAGAAATATAGGGAAATTTACGGAAGTCATGTTCAGCAAATTATCCCCGAGAGGCCTTACAAGATAACATCTAAACACTGTCAATCTTGCAATGTGCGCTCTCTTTGTTGGTCTGGTGAAAATGACGAAGGAAAAGCGGGTCTGCAAGAACAAGAAATGTTCTAAATCTTTTATTGCGAAAGTTTACAATAGTATATATTGTTCTTCTGAATGTAGAAGGATTGTAACTAATGATAAACTTTTAAAAGCTTACCATGATAAGAAGAAAAATAAAAACAAACCTAGAGTTTGTGCTACAAAAACTTGTACAACAGTACTTTCTACTTATAACAAAGAAAACATTTGCGAACTTTGTAAGCAAAAAAGATTTGTTAAAAGATTAGCCGGGTGGGGTTGGGATGAGGACAAGCTAAATGAAGAGCTTAACTCATGAGTATCAAGAGTATATCTTCATCGCAGAACCCGAACAGGATCATCGCAATAGATCCGTCATCTCATTCTCTTGGGTGGGCTATTGTTGATATAAGTAAAACTGAATTAGTCGCTTATGGGAAAATATCGTTAACAAAAACTCAAGACGTATCTGTTAAATTTGATCAAATATTTTCTGGACTTACTGAAGTTTGTTTAAAGCACAAGCCATCTGTTGCGATTATTGAGCAATCTGTTTATATTCAGAATTTTCAGACGAGCAGGATTATATCTTACATCATCGGGTATACCTGGGGTGTTTTGTCTAGGCACTGTGAGAAGGTGATAGACATCAATCCAATGTTGTGGAAAAGAGGAATTGGGTATGTCAATATTTCTAAAAATGATAAAGAAAGAATAAAGAATGACAAATCTAAAGGTTCTTTTGAATCAAAAAAGAAAAAAGAAAGAAAAGATAGAGTTAATAAAATAGTTTTGAAACATTTTCCAATTGAAAAAATAGATGATGATGATATAGTTGACTCAATTGGTATTGCTTTGTGGTATCATTTAATGGTAGGTAAAAAATGACTTTAGACCCTTATAAGGATAAAACTTGGCTTTATGAGCATTATGTCAAGAAACGAATGAACTTGACTGACATAGTTAAGTTATTAAATCAAACATATAATATTGAAATCACTCCTCAGGCTTTGTATAACTGGTGTAAAAAATATGATTTGTTGAAATTTAGAGGCAAAGGTCGCAATCTTAATAAAGGTGCAGCGTCTAGAAGGCCTCAATCTCCTATGCAAAAGATGGTAGAATTAAGAAAAAGAGAGCAAAGAAAAATGAACATGGCTAGAAAAAAGAACATGGGTGGAAAATGAACAAATCAGTCGGTATAAGCGATATACATCTTTTTACTGAGCTTGATATGGTTTACAATCAAGTTCGTGTATTAGAGGCAAAACAAAACGAAACTAAATTCAAATGTTTGGGTTCTGGGCAATGTTGCAAGATTGGTCTAATTCTGCCAATGATGGAATGCGCAAGCATTGCTTTTAATTTGAATAAAGAGTATTACCTGAACCTTGAAAATAAAGGTAGGGTTTTTGCTGACGAATGGTTCAGTAAGGTTAAAGAATCGCTCATATACGCTCTCAGCGATCCTGATTGGGTGTGGGGAGGCGAGACTAAACGTCATTGTGCTTTCTATAAAGGTGGGTGCACAAT